CTACCGATGAAATAAAAATTGATTGTTCAGTTGCAGATAAATTATCTGGCACGTTAAGCATAATGGAGATAACGTAAGATGGCCTATATTGGAATTCAGCCAGCAGAATCGTTTACTTCGTTTGCTACTCAGACATTTTCTGTAAGTGCAACTACCTCCTACACTTTAGATAGTGCAGTCGCTAATGAAAATGAAATAGCTCTTTTTGTAAATAATGTACGTCAACAACCTGGATCAGGTAAAGCATACACTGCTACAGGAACTGCTTTGACGCTAAGTGCGGCAACGGCTACGACAGATACGATGTACTGTATTTATTTAGGTAGAGCATTACAAACTGTTGTACCTGCAACTAATAGTATTACAGCTGCTATGATTGGTGATACAGCTATATCTGGCAAAGATGCTTTAACAGCAAATCCTGCAACAACTGACGAACTTTTAATAAGTGACGCAGGTACATTAAAAAGAATTGATGCACAGTTTTTTCAAAACACACCATCTTTTATGGCTAAACAAACTGGCACACAAAATATAAATAATACTACTTGGACTAAAATTCAATTTAATTCAGAAGTTTATGATACTGATAGTACTTATGATAGTTCATCTAATTACAGATTTACTCCAGGAATTGCTGGAAAATATTTTCTTTATTTAGGAGTTACACTTGATGATTTGGATGATGGAAAACGACTATTTATAAAAATCTATAAAAATGGAAGTGGAATTGCTGAGTCACTTTCTGTAGTTGGTAGTGGAGTAACTGAAAAATATTCAAATAACGCTTCAGTTATAGATATTGCTGACGATGATGATTATTATGAGGCTTATGTTTATCATGATATAGGATCAGCAGAAGAAATAAGAACTGATTATCAGTCAATATTTATGGGATACAAATTAATAGGAGCATAATGGCACAGCTATACACAAAAGTTAAAAAATATTTAGAAGCTAACTCTAAAACTTGGGATGCTGAACAAAATAATATTGTTTTACAAAATGATGGATCGGGAGATTATATACATACCTGGAATGTATCAGGTTTATCAAAACCTAGTGATAGTCAAATAGCATCATATGAAACAGCTGGTAATACACAAGAAACATTAAATGGTGTTTTAAATAAAAGAGCAAGAGAATACAAACAATTAAAAGAACAATTAGATTTATTATACCACGACATGGTTGCTGATAAAGGTGACAAGACTGGTGAATGGTTTAAACATATTAAAGCAGTTAAAGATGCAAATCCAAAGGAGTAACCTATGGCACTCTCTAAGGTTAATTTCAATAGCATGAATGTAACGCCTACAGCAAGCAAGGCGATTAAGTTTAATTCAAGCAACAATGGTCTAGAGGCAGGGGATCTTGGTGGTAATTTAGTATTACTAGCTACACAAACAGCTAGTTCTAGTGCTACTTTAAGTTTTACAAGTGACATAGACTCTACTTATAAAGAATATATTTTTAAATGTATTTCAATGCATCCTGCAAGTGATTCTCAAAGATTTCAATTTCAAGCAGACACAGGTACAAATACGAATTATAATCAAACTATAACTTCTACTTCTTTTAGAGCCAGTCATACTGAAGCAGGTACAACATCTGGGCCAAGTTATAAAACAGCTACAGACCAAGCACAAGGAACAGCATTTCAAACAATAGGTGAATCAACAGGAAATGCAAATGATGAATCTACCTCTGGAACTTTACATGTATTTGAACCATCATCTACAACATTTGTAAAACATTTTTTTTCTGAATTTAATTCAAGTATGAATGTTGAAGGAAGTAATAATCAATTTAGTGCTGGGTATTTTAATACAACTACTGCATTAACAAGATTTCAATTTAAATTTGCATCTGGAAACATAGACTCTGGCACAATTAAAATGTATGGAGTATTATAGTGGCACTTACAAAATATAATTATAATAGTTTTGATCTAACGACTGCAGCTAGCAAAGGTCTTTCATTTAATTCAGATGCTGATGGTTTTGAAACTTCTAGTGCTGGTAGTATGACTTTAATTAAAACTATAACTGCTAGTTCTAGTTCTACAGTGTCATTCGTAGATGGTAGTTCTAGTGTGGTTTTAGATAATACATATCCTGCTTATTTATTTAAGTTTATTAATATACATCCAGCATCACACGACGCATCTTCTGCAGGTGGATTAAATTTTAATGCAAGTATTGATACTGGTAGTAATTATAATGTAGCAAAAACAAGCACAGCTTTTACTGCTTATCATGCAGAAGATGATGCTGGTGCTGGAATGGGTTATAATACTCAAAATGATGCAGCACAAGTAACTGCGGCAATACCTTTATCTGGACAAATTTATACAGATGCTGATAGTAGCTTAAGTGGGAAAATGTTATTATTTAACCCTAGTTCTACTACATTTGTTAAACATTTTATATCCACTAACACTAGAATGGATTATTCTGTTAGACCATACGCAAATCAATATGGGGTTGCTGGTTACATAAATACTACAAGTGCAGTTGATGCGATACAGTTTTCTATGTGGTCTGGTAATATGGATTCAGGCACAATAAAATTATACGGAATTAAGGATAGCTAATGGCACTTAATAAATTAAAATTTAATAGTTTAAATGTAACACCAACAGCAGGTAAAACAGTTGGATTTAATTCTGATGCTGATGGATTAGAGGCTACTCTTAGTGGTGGTGCTATGTCGTTTATTAAAAAATTAACAGCAGATGGTTCAGGAGATAATTTAACTTTTGTTAATGGGTCTAGTGATGTTGTTTTAGATACAACATACAAAGAATATATATTTTTATTTCATAATATTCATCCAGCGACTGATTCTGCAATTTTTCAAGTTGGTTTTAGAGATGGTAGTACAGATTATGATGCTACTAAAACTAGTACATTTTGGTACGCTTCACATAAAGAAGATGATTCACAGACAGTATTTGCTTATGAAACAAGTTATGATCAAGCTCAATCTACAAACTTTCAAAATTTCAATAATGTTGGAAATGCTAATGATGAAAATGTTTCTGGCTATCTACATCTTTTTGATCCAGGCAATACAACATTTGTAAAACATTTTATATCAAGACATATTACTGAAGGCCCTACTGAGCAAATGGGTGATGCATTTATTTCTGGATACTGTAATACAACAACAGCCATAGACGCAGTGCAGTTTAAAATGTCTTCAGGAAACATAGATGCAGGAACAATAACCTTGTATGGAATTAATTAATATGATAGAAAAACAAAAAGGAGAACAGCCGTGTATATAGGAAAACCACCAACAGTAGGTAACTTTCAAGCTTGCGATGCGATATCAGTCGTAAATGGACAAGCAGCGTACACTCTACAAGTAGGAGGTACAGATGTTGCCCCAGAATCAGCTCAACATTGTTTAGTGTCACTAAATGGTGTCTTACAAGCTCCTATATCATCCTATACAATATCAGGTAGTACATTGACGTTCGCTGCAAATCTTGCAACGGGTGATTCTATCGACTTTATTACTATTTTGGGTGATGTGCTTGATATTGGTGCACCTTCAGATGATACTGTGACCGCTGCTAAATTAAATAACGATATTATTTCTGGAACAACAGCTTTAACTTCTGCACCTGACGACACAGACGAATTCCTTGTATCAGATGCAGGGACGTTAAAAAGAATTGACTACTCACTAATTAAAGGTGGTGGAATTACAATGGCCGATCAATGGAGAATAACTTCATCAGCAACTTTTGACAGCACTGAATCGGATATTACAGCTAATTTAGAACAAGTTGATACAACTGGTCAAGGAACTTTAGGAAGTGCTATGACGCAAAGTTCTGGAATTTTTACTTTTCCAAGCACAGGAATTTATTTAGTTTCTGCTCATATAGCAGCTTATAGATCTGGAGAAACTAGATATGCTATAGTTTTTATAAAAGGTACAACAGATAATTCAAGTTATAGTGATTTTGCACAAGGTTATGATAGTATAAAACAAGCAGACAGTGGAGCTACTTATTGTAATCCAATTACTAGTACTTTAGTTGATGTTACAAATACCTCTAATGTAAAAGTTAAATTTGCTTTACAAGCTGTTAATGAAGCTACTTTATCAACAGGTACATCAACAAATAGATGTTTTTTTACATTTTTAAGATTAGGAGACACGTAATGGATATTAATGGTAAACCAAATCACATAGAAGATTATTTAGCTTCATTGCATAAAGGTCAATGGTTTGGATTTAAAAATTTAAATGGTAATGAGGCTAATAAAACTTATGCAAATTTAATAATACATGATGCTAGTAAATCAAAACCTAGTGAAAGCGATTGCACAGCTGGTTTAAAAAAATTACAAGATGATTTTGATGCAGCTAAAACTGAAAACACAAACAAAAAAGCATCTGGTAAACAAAAGTTAAAAGACTTAGGTCTTGATGACGCTGAGATAAAAGCATTAATGGGAGCCTAACCCATGGCTATCCGAACTGCAGTCAATGGAGCACTAACAGCAATTACAGCGTTGCCCACAGCGGCAGCTTTGACTGATGGTAATTTGACTTTGCTTACAACAGCAACAGCATCAAGTTCTGCAACACTAGATTTTACATCAAGTATAAACTCTACTTATAATAGTTATATGTTTAAGTTTATAAATATTCATGCGGCTGCTACTCAAAATTTTACTTTTCAAGCAAACGCAGCTGGTGCTAGTGGTTTTAATGAAACAATGACTACTACTTCTTTTGTTGCATATAAAGATGAAGGGGGTACTACAACTGCTCTTGAATACAATGCTGGTGGAGATCAAGCACAAGCAACAGGTTTTCAATATTTAAATATTAGTGGTGGATTTGATATAGAAAATAGTGCAAGTTTAAGTGGAACTTTAACTTTATTTAATCCAAGTTCTACAACTTTTGTAAAACATTTTATAGCTCATACAACACATATGGGAAATGGAGATTATACACACAATAATTTTGTTGCTGGATATTTTAATGTAACAAGTGCCATAGACGAAATTCAATTTAAAATGTCATCTGGTAATATAGATTCTGGCGTAGTTAAAATGTACGGAGTGGGGCCGAAACAATCATAATGTCATTAGTCAAATATAACGATAGATCTATTAGAAATCTAACCACGGCTCCTGCAGCAGCAGCAAGTAGTCCAGGTGCATTGGTACATATTAAAACTTTAACAGCTTCAAGTTCTGCAACTTTATCTTTTGTTGATGGTAGTGACAGTGTTGTGTTAGATAACACATATTCTGTTTATAAATTTCAATTTATTAATATGCACCCAGCATCTAGTGGAGTTGACTTTAGTGTTGGTTTTAGAGATGGTGGATCAGCTTATGATGCAACAAAAACAACAGTAAGTTTTTATGCGCATCATAGAGAAAATGATGAAACACCAGCATTAACTTATTCTGCTGGAACTGATTTAGCTCAATCAACAGATTTTGAACAATTAGGTGCGGATACTGGAAATGATAATGATCAATGTCATAATGGAGAAATGTATTTATTTAATCCTAGTTCTACAACATTTGTAAAACATTTTTTATCTGTTGGTAATAGTAATCATGCTGATGATTATATGCAAAATCATTACCATTCTGGATATTGTAATGTTACTGCAGCCATTGATGCTGTTCAATTTAAATTTTCTAGTGGCAACATAGATGCTGGTACAATTAAAATGTATGGAATAAAGGAATCATAATGACATTACCTACTTCAGGATTAATTACAATAAATGACAGAGGAGCTAGAACAGCAACTACTTTTGGATCTGTTTCAGCTGATGGTGGCAACATGGTGTTTATTAAAAAATTAACAGCTTCTAGTTCTGCAACTTTGTCTTTTGTTAATGGAGCATCCGATGTAGTATTAGATTCTACTTATAAAGAATACATGTTTACTTTTAGTAGTATGCATCCAGCAACTGATGGTGCTCATTTTCAAGTTGGTTTTAGAGATGGTAGCACAGATTATGATGCTACAAAAACTTCAAGTTTTTGGAGAGGACAACATGAAGAAAGTGGTTCAACTTCAAAAATAGGTTATGATACTGATTTTCACTTAACACAATCTACGTCTTTTCAAACTATAATTGGTAGCGAGTCTGCTGATAATGATCAAGCAAGTAGTGGATATTTACATTTATTTGATCCAGCAAGCACAACTTTTGTAAAACATTATATAGCAGTTGTGAGTAACAGTAATTTAAATGATTATGCTAGAGTAGGTTATACTGCTGGATACTGTAATGTAACAGCAGCTATTGATGCAGTGCAATTTAAAATGAGTTCTGGTAACATAGACGCTGGAACTATTTCACTTTACGGAATTCTATAATAATGATACATAACACCAAAGGAGAAAACTATGCCAAGATATCACAACATAAACGGTAACAAAGTACAGTTTACAGCAGCTGAAGAAACAGCTTGGGCTAATGCAGCTCCTGCTAGAGCTTTAGCTGATCTTAGAGATAGAAGAAATAGCTTATTAGCTGAAACTGATTATCTTGCTTTGTCTGATAATACTCTGTCTGACGATATGAAAAAATATCGTAAAGATCTTAGAGACTTACCAGCAGGTAAAGACACTGTTGCTAAATGTGAAAACGCTACGTGGCCAACTAAACCATAGTAGAGCATAGGAATATACTATGTTACAGAAGGTACAGTTTGCACCAGGATTTAATAAACAAGTTACATCTACCGGTGGTGAAAGCCAATGGGTTTCAGGTGATAACGTTCGTTTTAGATACGGTAGTCCTGAAAAAATAGGCGGTTGGTCACAACTAGGTTCTGTCGACATTACTGGTCGTAATACAGCAATTCATCATTTTGTAAATACATCAGGTATTAAGTATGCAGCATTGGGAACAAATAGAATTTTATACGCATACTCTGGTGGTATTTTTTACGACATTCATCCAATTAAAACTACAACCACTTTAACATCAGCTTTTTCTACAACTAACGGTTCTTCAACTGTTACATTAACTTTTGCATCAGCACATAATATTAATAAATTTGATATTATATTGTTAGATAATTTTTCATCTATTACTAATTCTAATTTTGCATCTGGTAATTTTGATGACAATAAATTTATGGTAACTTCAATACCAACAGATACAACATTAACTATTGACACTGGATCTAATGAATCAGGATCAGGTGCATCTACATCAGGTGGCATTCGTGTTAGACATTATTATCCTGTTGGACCAGCAGTTGAGGTTGCATCAACAGGTTTTGGTCTTGGATCATGGGGTGGTCAACAACAAGGTCAGTTTACATCAACATTATCATCGTCAATAAATACAAGTGTAACATCATTGACTATGGCAAGTTCATCTTCTTTTCCATCTTCAGGTACAGTATTAATAGATAATGAATTAATATCTTATACAGGTAACAGTGGAGGTACTTTATCTGGTTTAACAAGAGGAGCAT